GCACCCAACGGAACAGGACACGTAACTGTTAAAGGTAATGATAATCAAGGTACTATCCAGTTTAATTGTGAAAGTAATTCGCATGGTCAGCAAGTAAAAGCTGCACCACACTCTGAAGCTGCTGATAATGTTTTGACTCTTCCTAGTACTGGTGGTAATGCTAGACTAGTTTCAGCGACTTCAACTGCCACACTTACAAACAAAACTCTAACGGCTCCAAAGATTGCAGATGCGGGTTTTATTGCAGATGCGAATGGAAACGAACAAATTATATTTCAAACAACATCTTCAGCAGTAAACGAATTAGAAGTGACTAATGCTGCAACAGGTAATAATCCTGCTATCGCTGCATCAGGTGGTGATACAAACGTTGGTTTAGAATTCACAGCGAAAGGGGCTGGGTATATTAAATTTAATGATCTGGCTTATATCCCACAACAAGCACTAACATCTTCATCAAATGCTGTAGCCTGGGATGTGCAGGCAAAACCAAACGCATATCATCTGACAACAGAAAATACTACGTTTGCTGCACCAACTAATTCTGTTGAGGGTTCATTTATCTGTTTGGAAATAAACTACAATGGAAGTCATACGATCGCCTTCAATACCGTCTTCGAATTTGCAGCATCGACTGCACCAACATTTACATCGACAGATGGTAAAACAGATATTCTTGTATTCAGATACAATGGTGCTGTATGGCAAGAGGTAGGTAGAACATTAAATTTAAGTGAAAGTTAAGATATGTACGCATTAGTAGAAGATAACAAAATAAAACAAATTATTACAAATCCTAAAGCTATGGTTATAGGAGATGTAAGATACCCAGCTAAAATTTTTCAATTATGGTCACAATCTGAATTAAATGCAATAGGTATTTATGAAGTAATTACAGATTCAACAAATAAAAAAGACGAAGCATATTATAATAATACTAATGAAGAATATAATTTTGCAAATGGTCAAGCAACAAGATCATGGGGAACTGCTACACCAAGAAGATTAGAAGATAGTTTATGGACACAAGAAGATTCAGATAATGGAGACTTACCTAGTGATAAATCTGTTGGAGATGTAAAAATTGAGGGATTAAAAACAGAAAAGAAAAGAATTGTAAAAAAACAAGCATCAGGGTTACTAGCACCAACAGATTGGTATGTAGTAAAAGCAACAGAAGTTGCAGATTATAATGTTCCAGAAAATATTACAACATTTAGAGCAGATGTTAGAAGTAAATCAAATGAAATGGAAACTCAAATAGATGCTTGTAATAATGTTGATGAATTAGAAACATTATATACATACACAAGACAAGAAGACGGAACAATTACAAGACCTCTAGCAGAATTTCCTAAAGAGGTTGTTTAATGTCACTACTTATACCTGGAACAAACTCCATAAAAGACACTGGATATGATGTTGCTAACTCATTAAGATTCGAAAGTGCGTATCTTCAAAACCCCTCATCTGGTGCAAGTTCATCTGCTGAAAGAAAAACATTAACTTGGTCAATATGGCTTAAAAGATCAGAATTAGGTGCAACGGGAAGCACTCAATATTTGGCTTCTGGAAGAGAAAGTTCAGGTAATTATTATATTGGAATATTATTTAACTCTAGCGATCAATTAAGAGTTATTCAAAGTGCTGGTGGTTCTACTCAAATGGATTTAAAGACAAATAGAGTATTTAGAGATGTTTCAGCTTGGTATCATATTGTGGTTGCGTTTGATACAACACAAGGAACAAGTAGTAACAGAGTAAAAATTTATGTAAATGGTACACAAGAAACTTCATTTGCTACCGAAACATATCCTAGTCAAGATTTAGCTACTTACTTTGGAATGACAAATTCAGGCGATGGTTATCCAACCTATATAGGAAGCAATACATCCGCTCATTTTAGTGGGTATATGGCAGAGGTTGTGGAAGTAGGTGGTTCACAATTAACTCCAACATCATTTGGAGAGTTTGATTCTGACACTCCGACAGTATGGAAACCAAAAGATTTATCGGATTTAAGTTTTGGTTCAACTGCTGGTGCAAATGTTTATTTAGATTTTGAAGATAGTTCAGATTTAGGAAATGATATATCAGGGGGTAATAATGATTATAGTTTGAATAGTATTGCTGCAACAGATCAATCCACTGATACTTGCACAAATAATTTTTGTACAATGAACTCTTCATATCCTGATGGATCAATTACATTTTCAGAGGGAAATTTAAAATTAACTCAAAGTAGTAGTTCTTGGCGATCTGCTGGTGGAACAATAGCAGTATCTACAGGAAAATGGTATTGGGAAACTAAAACTACGGGTGATTATACTTTTGTTGGATTTGCAGATATTCAATTATTTAATGAGGGTTGTTCTGTAAGAGAAAGTTTTACTACTGGTGCAACCACCGCAGCAACTGCTTTTTCATTAAGAAACAATGATCCTAGAATACATAGTGTAAATACAAGTGGTGCCCAAACAGTCATATCTGATAGCACTTATTCAGCTAGTGCATTTACAAGTGCTACAATAGGCATTGCTCTAAATTTAGATGATAATGAAGCATCATGGTATATAAATGGAACTGTTCAAAATAGTGGAACACCATTAAGCATATCTGCTGGAACTTACGTGCCGGGAATAAGTATTTATGCAACTAATTTAGAATTAAATTTTGGTTCTCCACCATATTCAATTTCATCAGGTAATGCAGATGCTAATGGTTTTGGTAATTTTGAATACGCGGTGCCATCGGGTTATCTTGCTCTTTGCACCAAGAACCTAGCGGAGAGTGGATAATGGCTTATACAAGCATAGATGATCCAGGAATTTATTTTAATACAGTTCTATATACTGGTAATGGTTCAACAAATGCTATTACAGGAGTAGGATTTGCTCCTGACTGGGTTTGGTTAAAAGGAAGAAACAATGCTAACAACCATAACTTAAATGATACAGTAAGAGGTGTTAATAAACAACTATATTCAGATTTAAATAATGCAGAAACAACTGCAACAACCCATTTAACTGCATTTGATTCTGATGGTTTTACTCTTGGAAATGATGGTGCAGTTAATGGAAATAGCGATACTTATGTTTCGTGGAATTGGTTAGCTGGTGGCTCTGCATCATCAAACGGAAATGGAAGCATAACAAGTTCTGTATCTGCAAACACCACTGCTGGATTTAGTATTGTAACTTATACAGGGAATGGAACTGCTGGAGCGACTGTTGGACATGGACTTGGCTCAGTTCCAAGATGGATAATTGTTAAAGTTAGAAACACAACAAATGAGTGGGTTGTTTACCATGCTTCTTTAGGTGCAACAAAATTTATAGAATTAAACTCCGCTGGTGCTTCTCAAACAAGTTCTACAAGGTTTAATGATACTGAACCAACTTCATCAGTATTTTCATTAGGAACTGCAGCAGGTCTAAATACAAGTAGTGATACCCATGTGGCATACTGTTTTTCAGAAAAAAAAGGATACTCAAAATTTTCTTCGTATGTTGGCAACGGTTCTAGCGATGGACCATTTGTTTATACAGGCTTTCGTCCATCTTGGGTTTTATTTAAAAAAACTACAGGTAGTGCTGCTAACTGGCAACTATGGGATAACAAAAGAGATCCAGATAATCCAGTTGAAAGAGCAATGCACCCAGATATTGCCAATACTCCATCAACAGATCAAGAAATAGATTTTTTAAGTAATGGTTTTAAAATTAGAGATACTGGTCATCATGTAAATGGTGATGGAATTACATTTATTTATATGGCTCTTGCAGAATCACCCTTCGTAAATTCTAATGGTGTGCCAAATAATGCGAGGTAAATGTGTTACAAAAAATAGGATTTCAACCAGGTATAAATAAACAAATTACAGCAACAACTGCAGAGGGTCAGTGGATAGATTGTGATAACGTAAGATTTAGATATGGCACTCCAGAAAAAATAGGAGGTTGGAAACAACTAGGAGATGATGCTCTTACTGGTGCAGGTAGAGGACTTCATCATTTTGTAAATAGTAAAGCTAGAAAGTATGCCATCATTGGCACAAACAGAATTTTATACGCGTTTTCTGGTGGGGTATATTATGATATACACCCTATTAAATCTACGACAACTCTTACAAGCGCATTTACCACGACCAACGGATCAACATCTGTCACGATAACTTTTAGTGGAGATCATGGTATATCTGCACAGGACATAGTCTTACTAGATAATTTTTCCACAATCACAGATTCTAATTTTGCAGCATCAGATTTTGATGATAAAAAATTTATGGTAACGACCGTTCCTAATGCTACGACTATCACAATCACTATGCCATCAGCAGAATCAGGATCTGGTGCAACAACATCAGGCGGTATAAGAGTACAACACTATTATCCTGTAGGACCAGCAGTGCAGGCAAAAGGTTTTGGTTGGTCTCTTGGAACTTGGGGTGGTGAAGTAGCGGGTGAACCTACAACAACTTTATCCGCTGCAATAAATTCTTCAACTACAACAGGAATTACATTAGCAGATGTATCACAGTTTCCAGATACAGGGACAAACTTTATAAAGATAGGAACAGAAGAAATATCTTACACGGGTATAAGCACATCTAATGAATTAACAGGTGTTACAAGAGAAGTCAGAGGAACCGACGCTGCATCACATGGTGCAGGAGATA